AATATTATACGGATGGCCGCTTTTGGCGGGAAATTGATTGGCAATTTCCTCCAATTTACCGTAATGCCATTTGGGGGCTTCATATATAAGAGCCCCCAAAGCCCCCAATTGCCACAGAGTTTTGAGAGCACCCAATACAGAATGACACGTCCGACGTCGTTTCAGGTTAAAGCCAAAAATATTTTTCTAACATACCCAAAATGCCCCATACCCAAAGAACAAATGTTAGAACTCATCAAGGGCATTAACTGTCCATCTGATAAATTATTTATAAGAGTTGCGCAGGAAAAACATCAAGATGGGTCTCTGCATGTCCATGCCCTCATCCAGTTCAAGGGTAAAGCCCAGTTCAGAAACCCCAGACATTTCGATGTCACTCACCCTAACACCTCATCCCAATTCCATCCAAACTTCCAGGGAGCTAAGTCCTCATCAGATGTCAAGTCCTACATCGAGAAGGACGGTGATTACATCGACTGGGGTGACTTTCAGGTCGATGGAAGATCTGCTAGAGGAGGTCAACAGACAGCTAATGATGCTGCAGCAGAGGCCCTAAATTCAGGCTCCGCTGATGCCGCTCTGGCAATAATAAGGGAGAAACTCCCCCATGATTTTATTTTTAAATATCATAATTTAAAATCCAACTTAGATAGGATTTTTGCACCTCCACGAGAGGTTATGTTTCTCCTTTTTCTCTTTCTTCTTTTGATCAAGTTCCGATGAACTTGAAGAATGGGCTGCAGATAATGTTGTGGGGGGCCGCTGCGCGGCCGATAAGGCCCGTAAGTGTAGTTGTTGAGGGTGATAGTCGTACGGGGAAGACAATATGGGCCAGGTCCTTGGGTCCACATAACTATTTATGTGGACATTTGGACTTAAGCCCAAAGATTTATTCCAATGACGCATGGTATAACGTCATTGATGACGTAGACCCCCATTACTTAAAGCACTTTAAGGAATTCATGGGGGGCCCAAAAAGACTGGCAAAGCAACACCAAATACGGAAAGCCAGTTCAAATTAAAGGTGGCATTCCCACTATCTTCCTCTGCAATCCAGGGCCCAACTCCAGCTATAAAGAGTACCTGGACGAAGAAAAGCATTCTGCATTAAAGAATTGGGCACTCAAGAATGCAATCTTCGTCACCCTCACAGGCCCACTCTACTCCGGTACCCATCAAGGTTCTCCACAGGCAATACAAGAGGAGCATCAGGCGGAAGAGAGTCGACCTTGAGTGTGGTTGTTCATACTACATGAATATAAATTGCAGGAATTATGGATTTACGCACAGGGGAACGCATCAATGCAGCTCAGGCAACGAATGGCGTCCGGATGTGGCAGGTCCCAAATCCCGTGTATTTCACAATCCTCAGCCACCACAGACGACCCTCAACTACAACAAGGACATGATAACTGTAAGGGTCCAGTTCAACCACAACCTTCGGAAAGCGTTGGGGATACACAAATGTTTTCTAACCTTCCGAATCTGGACGACCTTACAGCCTCAGACTGGTCATTTCTTAAGGGTATTTAGGACCCAAGTAATGCAGTGTCTTAATAATTTTGCTGTAATTAGCCTAAATAATGTAATTCGAGCTATTGATCATGTATTATGGAATGTGTTGACAAAAACAGTGTATGTACAGAGTTCAAACATAATAAAATACAATATTTATTAATTTGTCACTGAATCGTAGAAATAGATGCGTATTTTCAATGTCGCATACACGGGGTTAGAGGCATGCGTACATGCCATATACAACATCAGAGCATTCTCACTATGATTCTCATACTTGCCAGCCTCTTGCTGGTTATACACAACATAATTATTAACCCTAACAAACTTCTTCACTAACGCCTGTTCCTTTGACGCATACTGTCCACCAGTGACGGTTGCATGCCACTTCCGGAGAACCTGATAACGATCCCTATGCACATTCTTCACAGTCGCCGTGCTCGGCTCGTTGTCGAACATGTTAAATACATCCCCAAAATCTTGCGGCTTATCTACCGGACGACGATCACGAACGAGGAAGAACATAACACTGTTAGTGTGATTTTTGGTTTTAATGTTTTCGTCCATCCATATCTTGCCCAGAACATAAACGGACTTAACGCAGAAACGTTTACCTACTCTATGGGTCAGACCTGTACCCCTGGTAACATCGCTGATACACATGACCTTCCCTATATGGACTACATCGTGTCTCGACTCAAATGACTGGACCTTACATGGGCCTTCACAGCCCCTCGGAACATCAGGGCTTCTGTACATTCTGTAGAACATGGGCTTCCGATTCATGGGCCTGTTGGCCCATTCCTTTCCCTTTGTGGCGCGGACAATGCGGACAGCAGCACGCTTGCTGTATGGGCTGGTTGAGGTCAGCAATCGACGATACTTCGAGACGGGCCCGGAAATGATCATATCTGCTGGTCGCTTGGACATAATTTTTAGCCCTAACTACGGAAATTAATTCACGTATCAGGTCGTATCCCAATGAATCAGGGGAATACGTATTTTCTACTAGGTGCAGGTATTTTATAGCAAGCATACACCTAAACCCATGCACCGTTTCAGGAAAATCATTTACTAGTGGGTCCCACATGGTAAATGACTGTTAAACTTGGGGACCAAGTATATATAGGGGCCCACATAAATAATTAAGCTTTGAGGCTGAAATATGATTGGCTAACATGTGAATGTGGTGGGGCCCGCAGAAAAGACAAAGGGGATAAGACACACGTGGGGTCCATGAAAGCGACTGGAGGGTACGCGGCCATCCGGT